CACGTAGGTATGGTAAGGTACACAAAAGTACAGCAGTACTAGCAGAGATGGATGATGGGTGGGTTCACGATGATTATGATGCACACACTACACCACCACAGTGTATGCCAGATGAGTTCAAGTGTGACGATTATGTAGAAGCCTATCGTGCATACTACCGCAAGGATAAACGCTACATACTACACTGGACAGGCAGACCTGTACCAGAATGGGTTGGTGCTTGACATGGAATGGGAAATAATATATTTAATAGTAGGCTTTTTAATAGCTGTTATATTTTGAAAGGAGAGTAGGATGGATAAGCCTTGGCATAAACAACGAATACCTGATGCGTTCTTTAGAGGTGAGATCGAGCGTAGGTTCTGTGCACTAACTTCCCATGTACAAGAGGAGATAAAGTCTAGGTTTACTAGGCCATACTCACTTAACATAATAGAGTTCGGTGAGCATCTAGATCGTGTTCTTTTAGAGGAAGACATTGAAACATTTAAAAACTGGAAGGGGGGCTGAGACATGCCTAGATATGAAGTGTGCGTACTGGTAGAGCTACCTCATAATGAGGAGGTAGATGAGCTAGAGTACATGGTAGATGTGTCACACAATATGGTGGAGACACTACAATTAGATACCATACCTAAGTTAGTACACTATGCACTTGACCATGCACGTGAAGATTATCCACACTCACGAGTGGAATTAGAATTTATAAAGGAGATACAATATGTTCACTAATAAGGTTACTAAGATACTATATGTGGTAGTGCTAATGGTAGTGCTACCTCTCACTGCATATGCACAGAACCCTGCACCATGTAGAGATAGGGAACAGGTGATTAAGTTTCTAGAGGGTGCACATGGAGAGGAGCTTATCTTCAGAGGTATATCCGGGCGTGGTCACATTACCCTGATACATTACAACAGCAAGACAGGCACATGGACTGCCAGTATTATCAGACCAGAGAACCCCACAATGATGTGTGGTGTAGATGTAGGTAGTACAGGTGAGCTTATTGCCAATGGTGATGGAAGCACACTGAAGAAAAATAAGAAAACGTGGTAGAAGATAAGGCGTACAGCAATAGTATTTTTGAAATGGTATGGAATGCAGCCCATCATGATCCTAATTATGGTGAGGAACATGCATCAGTGGTTGCATCCATGCACAAAATACCTATAACTACGCTTATGAAAGTAGTGCGACATGCACAGCGTACACCTAAGTCTGTTGAATGGAATAGAGTCAGTGGAAACTTTACTTAATAAAGGATATACATTATGTTAGATGATCATGAAGGAACAAGAACAATAACCAAAACCCCACTGTACACATTCGACTGGTACATAAAATGGGTAGCAAGCGTACTACTTACAGTGGGCATGGTGCTTACTGCTAATAATATCTTTCCTGTCAACTTAATCTTTCATGCAATAGGTATTGCAGGATGGTTATGGGTAGGGTTGTTATGGAATGATAGGGCGTTGATCTTTATCAACACATTTTCTTTAGCTATACTTATGAGTAGTTTAGTTAAGATATATATACTATGACTTTAGATCCAAACAATACTAAAGTTAAACTTATTATATCACTAACTATAATAATACTTATGTTATTAAGTACATACGTAGCAGAAGTTTTATTATAAACAGGAGGAGTAACAATGAGAGCGATACCACTAAAGAAGTTGGTCAAGCTATACTTACAGTCGTCTGAGTTTAATCGCTTACGTGATCAAACAAAGTTAGACTACACTAGGTTCTTAAAGATATTGACAGACACGTTAGGTGAAACAACTGCATCTGTTGTATCAGGTAAGGACGCAAGGATGGCGTATGAAGAATGGGTTACACGAGGCATACACCTAGCTAATCATGTGGCAGCAGTAGCTGGCATTGTGTACAGGCATGGTCAGGACATGGAGTATGTTAAGAGTAATCCATTCACGCTAGTAAGGAAGCTATCACCTACTGCACGTAACACAGTATGGACACAGGATCAGGTGCGTCAGTTTCTTGACGTAGCTTATGGTGACTTTGTGTATCGTAATGTAGGACTAATAGTGCAGATGGCCTATGAGTGGTGTCAACGTGTAGGTGACATGCGTATGCTGACATGGGATAGTATTGACTTCAATACACGTAGACTAAGACTGTTACAGTCCAAGCGTGGTGCAGAGGTACAGCTACCCATATCAGATGCGTTACTTGATATGCTTACAGAACAACAGCAGGACTTTGACTTCCAGAAATATGTAGCACCTATGCCTACACCTTATGGTGGTGAGTACAAACCATTCTCAATGGAACGATTGTCCAAGATAGGTAGGAAGATAATGAGACAGGCTGAACTGCCAGATGAATTACGCTTGATGGATCTGCGAAGAACTGGTACAACTGAAATGGTAGAGGCAGGTGTGCCATTGCCACAGATCATGTCAGTGACAGGTCATGCTAATCCACAATCGGTAAAGCCTTACATAAAGAATACTTATCTTAGTGCTAACAGTGCGCTGACTGCACGACAACAGTTTAAGGAGGAATGATATGCCAGAATATACAAAACAGTACTATGCAAACAATAAAGAAAAGATACTTGAAGTTAACAGATTATATTATCAAAATAATAAAGAAAAAGTATTGGAGTCAGCCAAAGATTATCGATTAAAAAATAAAGACAAGATACGTGTGCAAAAGCACAAATATCGTAAGGAACTTCAAAACGTTAATAAGCACTCAGATATACGTACAGCATTTTTAACAAGAAGAATAAGTGCAATGAAATGTAGGCATGACTCTGTGACAATAACACCTGAAGAACTACTAGAATTAATACCTAAAGATTTAAAGTGTCCTGTATTTGGAACTAAGTTCACATTCGGTATGCAACCTACCTCGTTAGGTAAACAAAGGGCTATGACTGTAGATAGAATAGATAATAGTAAAGGCTATCATAAAGATAACGTGGTAATTATTTCTTTTAAAGCTAATGCTATGAAAAGTTCAGCCACACTTAAGGAGCTATACCAAGTTGCAGATTTTTATTACGAACTGGAGAAGAAAGTAAATGCTTGAATATCTCACAGGCTTAGACATCACTGATGGTAGTTCTGTACGTATGGATTGTCCTGAATGTAAAGGACGTAGGACATTCACTGTGTCCAATCTAAATGGGCAGCTACTGTGGAACTGTTACAAGGCAGGGTGTAGTATCAGTGGTGCTAACAGGGTAAGCATGTCTGCCACTGCTATACAGGACAAGCTAAACAAAATAGTAAAGGTAAAGGACACCAGCTTTGACATGCCTATGTACGTAGTGCCAGTGCCTGTACCTACCGATGCCCCTGTCTATGAGTATGCAAGTGAGTGGGGTCTTGATGTAGTAGAACATGGTCTGATGTATGACATACGTGAGCATCGTGTTGTGTTCCCTGTAGTACACAATGGCATTACAGTTGACGCTACAGGCAGAGCATTGGGTAAGAGGATACCTAAGTGGAAGCGATATGGAAATAGTGGGTTGCCTTACGTACATGGTTGTGGTAAGGTAGCTGTTGTTGTAGAGGATTGCGTTAGTGCAGCAGTTGTTGGAGGAGATCGACATACAGGGGTAGCTTTAATGGGAACCTCCATGTCCAACGAACAGAGGCAATACCTAGCGCAGTTCTCTACAGCAGTAGTAGCATTAGATCCTGATGCATCAAAGAAAACTTTAGCAATAGCAAAGGAGTTACGAAGTGTAGTTGATAATGTAAAAGTCCTACGTCTACAGGACGATATAAAGTATAGACACAAGAAAGATATGGACGCTCTTAATGAACTATGAAAGGATGAGCTATGGAACTTTCACTTATACGAAGCCTTATGGAGAAGCAATTCTACGAGGAACACAGGGGTTCACGTTGCCCTATGAAACTATTCAGCAAGGATATACAAAAAGTTAAACGTGTAATAGATAAAGCAATGGATGACTATGATCGCAGTGTCTCACCAGATGAAGTTGAGGCACTTTTTTTATCTGATAATCCATCACTGACTACAGCACAGAAGCAACAGTATACTGCTTTGTTTGGTCAGATTAAAACACAACAGCCTATGGGTAAGGACATAGCACAAGAGGTACTGTCTAAGTTATTTCAGCAGGTGATTGGTGAAGAGGTTGCTAACTTAGGTTTCGACTTTGTTAATGGATCACTCAAAAGTCTACAGCCACTACGTAATCTGCTTGAGGTACATGGTGATGACTTCATACCTAAGTTACAGGTACAGTGGGAAGACATGAACATGGACAGGATACTTGACGAGGGTGACTTACAAAGCAAGTGGACCTTCAACATACCTAGCCTTGCACGTAAGGTTCCGGGTGTAAATGCAGGTCAGCTTATTGAGATAGGTGCTAGGTCTAACACAGGTAAGACTAGCTTCCATGCCAGTTTGGTTATGGGGCCAGATGGTTTCGCAGATCAGGGTGCTAAAGTTATTGTGCTCTGTAATGAGGAAACACCTACTCGTGTAGGTCACAGGTATCTGACATGTGCAGTAGGCACTGACTCAACAGGTATACGTAAGGATAAGGCTAGGCATTTGGCTACGTACAGATCCAAGTCTCGTCACCTCAAGTTCAAGGACAGCACAGAGAAAGACATGGCATGGGTGGAGTCAGTATGTAAATACTACAAGCCTGACATCATCATGTTAGATATGGGTGACAAGTTT